CCTTCTCTTTTTTGATTTGGTTTTCTCCTTTTCATTCTTTAATTCTTCCTTTCCTTCTTCTTCTGGAGTTAACCCTTTCTCTTCTTTTAATCTTTTGCCATAGTTGAGTGATTTTATCTCCATGCTCTCTTGGTTTTTGACAAGAGTCAAGAAATTTGTTTTTTTGTAAGGGATCCAATCTTTGATTGACAAACCTGGGTTGATCTCACCTCTAATCAACTTGGGGAAAAACCTATCATTCTTTAAATTCAACATTGTGATATGATCATCAGAGTGGGTTGAAGAAAACACCATGTCCTTAATCCCATAATCTTTTAAAATCATAATAGTAACTTGATGAATTAGTGATGACATGAGAGATGCTGTCTTATTTATAGCTCCTAGTATAAATCCATTAGTTCTCCTAAGAGATATATTGTTGTCTATAGCCTTTTCGAACATATGAGTTCCTTTCTTGAAATATTTATTAATCTCCAGCTGATGCGGTATTATTCCTGTCAACACTTCGTAAGATTTTCCTGTCTTGTCCTTTTTTACCAGTGTATCACCTTCTTTGTTCAAGAGTTTGTGTAACACAGGTGGCATGAGCACTCTCCTATTTCTCAATTGATATAAACACATTTGACATAGTCTAAATTCTTCGTAGGTTATTAAATCCAACTTATAAAATGTCCATATCATAGAAAACATCGATTCGAGGAGATATGAATCTCCGAATCTAGTTGCATCCTGTGTTACTGTGAAAGAATCCACATCTTCAATTTTTTCGCTTTTCATGTCCTCTTCTAATTTAATGTATTTCGCGGCTCCTGGCTTGAGCATAATGTCTTCATCGGTAAGTTCTAGAAATCTCTCAAAAATGGACTCCATACACTTGTTCGCTAATAGTGTGTTGAGTGTCTGCAAGAAAAAATATCTTCTTGGCTTGTCCTTCTGATCTTTAAGCTTCTGAATCGTTATTCCCCCTTCCGGAGAATAATCTGTTGTCGAGAGGAATGCCTCTACTAATCTAACTGGATTATCATCGTATCCATCAACACTTTCATACAGATTACTCTCAGGATCTCTCCTCTTTCTTCTTACTTCTGTCCCCTCCAGTAATGCAGCTATATTTAGTTGTATAGATGAAATACCATACAATTCTTCTGTTTCGCTCTTCATCTCCCTAGGTTTCTCTTTACCATTTCTCCCCACTTGCATTAAATTTAATCCTTTAGTTTCC